AAAAAAATTACCCTCCCAATATTATAAATATACAAAACAATCACAAAAACTAAAGAGAATTACTTTTTAATCCTATCATCTATAATTTTATCAAACGCCTGAAACCTTTTCTTTACCTCAGGAGTTGGACCATCACAACAAAAGTCTGCCCATAGTTGTGTGTACACCATCACCTCGTATGTGGATACAAATGGTAATAGTCCTTTCTCCTTTAATAATTCTCTTACGTTTGATGATTGATTTTGTCTTACGATCATTAGATCTTTTTCAGTTGTTGCCATTTTTTAAGTTTTAAATTGTTATAATAAAATATAAGAAATTTTATTGAAATAAAAAAATAATCGTATAACTTTTTGTAATTTGGAAAGTATTTATTATATTATAACAGTTGAGGAGACTTAAAACCCACTTGAAACTATTTTATAGAAGAATATCAAGCGTTATTGTTATGTCCCCACGTTATAAGGGGGCGGGGGGATCACCCAGTATAAACAGGATGTAGACGAAAAGTACAAAGAAAAAAGGTGGCGAGTATAATTTGGAATAAAGAAATATATTAGATATATTTGTATATAAAAAATAATTAAAATGAATAAAGAAGAATTAGAATGTTGGTTTCAGGGTTGTATTAAATATTATAATACAATTACTACTGGAACTAAATTACCGGATCTAAAAGAAATTATTGAATTAAAATCTACCCAACCGAAGGAAACTACTTACATAATTAAAATAATAAACAAATGAGTTGGAAATGGCGCAAGGATGAGTTGAGTTTAAAACAATTCTACTTATTACCAAAAGAAGAAAAGGAAGAATATGTGTTTATGTTGAAGGGGTGTAACCCAGCAATACTGGGTACAAATGATCAGTATGTATTAAGATCATACTGTGGAATAGATAAACAAGATAAAGAATATAAATTTTTAGAACTATGACCTTTCAAGAAGTACTGGAGCAATACGAAATAAACAAATGTACAATCCAACAAAATAGTAATGGTGACTGGGACTTTGACTTTTCACCATTAGAAGTAAAGTTTGATATAACTGGTACAGATTTTAATCCAGATAAAAGAACTAAGAAACTAGAAGAAAATACTATCCAACAATTACAGGATGTATTTGACCAACCAGGTTTGGAATTAAAGAACGCAACCAATGGAATAAACTATGGTGGTACTTTACTTGTAGAACATCATCAACATAAAAATATTGAAGGTGAGATATTACCATCCGGTATTTTACTATCTAAAGCCGGATACTGGTGGTTTGGTATTGATGATATTGGATTTTTTGTATTGAAAAGAGAGTTTTTATTATGGGCTTATGAATTGAATTTGAAATGTAAAATAATGAAAGATGAACCAATTGAAAGTCAAAGTGGTTGGAATCAAGGTTATGCTTTCATAATCAGGTACGAACAATTACCATTCTTATTTAAAAAATATAAAGAACATTTACAATCTTTATAAATTGATTATATTTAATATATAGAAAGTTCTAAACCAATTTTCGCTCAGATCCACCAACAGGAAAAGAAGTAATGCTCCCGACCTTAGGTGGATTTTTAATATATTCAAAGTATTTATAGTAATGCCGGTATGTACAAAATGTAATATTGATAAACCAGTTGAAGAATATTCATTAGATAAACAACCTAACAAAGTTTATAGAAAGAAATATTGCACAGAATGTTTTAGGAATCAAGCAAGAAATTGGAAGAAACTAAATAGAGTTAAAAAAGTACCGGTGATAGATATACCTCAACCGAAGGAGATAGTTCAACCAGTGGTCTTAGAATTAGAAATAGAGTATAAAGAATGTTTTGAATGTAAGAAGTTAATACCATTGGATAAATTTTATCTTAATGGTCGTAAAAATACAATTAGAAAATGTAAAACTTGTTACAATAGACATTATAAGAAAAGTACACAAGAACATAATAAAGAAAGAGGAGGAAGTGTGAGAGTACCAGCAAACCCAAATATATACGCTGATATATATCAAAAGGAACAAGTATTTTCAGTAATGAAAGCGTTTGGTTGGATATTTGATGAGGGTACTGGTATATGGAATAAACCAGGTTTTAAGGAGAATGGAGTATTTATCAATTTAATACCAACAGATAAACCAAAAAGGAAATTACCATCACGTGGAGGAAGAAAATTAAAAACAGGTATATATAATAATGTTGAGGATATTGTTAGATTAGTGGATATAGGTCATACATATAATGATATAGCAGAAGTTTATAAATGTTCCCATACCTTAATAAGAACAGTAGTAAGTAAATATAGAAATGAGAAGAGAGCAAGTTGAATTGGGTTGGGTTGATATACCAAAGGAGTATTTTAATTTAACACCAAGAAGAAAGAAAGTAATATGTAATAGTATAATAGATACATTACTTATTGCACTTGAACGAGACTTAGACCCAACCATAAACCGTATATCATTCCTTGACGAAATTTTAGAAAGTTCAATCATTAGTAATAATGATCTTGAACAATATGAAGTGTCAGCAGTGTTATACGATTGTAGGAAACAACTATCAATTGATTAAAGAAATAGAACAATATATCGTCAAGAACTATAAAGAACTTGAAAGAATATGTACAAAAATTACAGATAATAATGGATGGGCACAAGATTTATTGCAGGATGTATTACTCCAATTGTACGAAAAGGATGAGATTAAACTGGATAAACTTGACGATGATAGTATAAAGTTTTATATTGTTAGGTGTATAACCACCAATTGGTATAGTGAAACCAGTCCGTTTTTTAGAAAGGTTAGGAGAGAAAGTAGTCTATACAATGAATTAAAAGACATTACAGACCTACCAGTGGAAGAGAATAATAAAATGGATGAAAGGTTCATGAAGATTGTAGAGGAGGAATTTGGGGGGTTAGGATGGTTTCACAAGGATATATTCAGTAGGTGGTTAGTCTTAGGATCACACCGAAGGGTGGCTAAACAAACTAAGATACCTGTAACAAGTATAGGAACTTATATAAGGGAAGCAAAAGAGACAGTTAAACTAAACGTATTTAAAAGAATAAAAGATGAGTAGTACAGACGCAAGACGATATAAAAGAAAAAGAGAAAGGGATATAAAGAAAGGGAAGGTAGAAGAATATTTAACAATCCCAACTGAACAAGATGTGGAAGATTATGTATTAAATAAATCAAAAGAGTTAAGAGTCATTGAAACAATAAACCCAGTAAAACTTAATTTATATGATGAAGTTAAATAGAAAAGGATGTGGATGTGGGAAACCCAAACCTACCCCACCACCAATAAAATTACCAAATAATAATTAATATGGATACTGAATTAAAAGAAAAGTTATTAAGTAAAAAATCGAATGGTAAGACCAAAAAAGGTTGTGCTTCTTGTAAGAAGAAGAAAGAACCAATTGTATTACCTGAACTAATTGAAGAAGAATTTATGTTTGTACCATCACAAGATGATATACGTTTAGCGTATATTGAATTGGGTAATAAGGTATTAGATAAAAAGGAATTTATAAATAAAGTATATAATTTTTTATTCAACGAGGATTTTAATTTTAATTGTCCATCCTGTGTGAATGGTCAGGCAAGAAGATTAAAGAATTATATATTGGAAGTATTAAAAATGGAAGTATAATGGATAATGAAATAATACCTATTGATGATGGATTTGATATTGAAAAGGTAGTACCTGAACCAATATCAGAAATTGTAAATAAGGGTGGTCGTAAAAGTACGGCAGCGGAATTTACACAAAGAATAGATGAAGCAATTGAATTGATATTATACAAAGGATATAGTCATGATGAATTTAAAAAAGTATATTGTAAAATGTATAATGTAAGTGAAAATATGGCTAAACAAGTTTGGGTTAAAGTTAAAACAATATTAAAAGAAAGATCCTTACAGAAACAAGATGAGATTATTGCAAACCAATTAGGAAGATATATGGATCTATTAGAAAGAGCAAGACAAGATGGGAACAAGAGAGTAGAAAGGGAAACACTATGGGACATTAGTAGAATTATGGGATTAGATCAAAGAAAGGTTGATATAACTTCTGATGGTCTTCCGTTGGATATAAAAATAAACTTAAGTAATAACCCAAAAGATTTTGGCGTCGGAAATTAATTTAACACCCAAACAATCTGATTGTTGGGAATTGTTGTTTGATAATATACATACTGAAATATTATACGGAGGTAGTGCCGGTTCAGGTAAATCTTATTTGGGATGTTTATGGATCACCACATTATGTTTAAAGTATCCAGGTATTAGAACATTGGTAGGTCGTACAGTTCTTGCTCAGTTAAAAACCACCACACTTAATACCATGTTTGAAACATTTAACAAAATGGGATTGATCGGTGGAAACCATTATAACTATAACGCTCATAGTAATATCATTACGTTTAAGAATAAGAGTGAGATTATATTAAAAGATTTACAAGCACAACCATCAGATCCAAACTTTGATAGTCTTGCTGGTCTTGAATTGACCGCAGCGTTTGTGGATGAAGCATCACAGGTTGTTGCACTTGTCCCCACTATTCTTAAATCACGTTTGCGTTTTAAGTTAGATGAATATAATTTAACTCCTAAGTTGTTTATGTCTTGTAACCCAGGTCAAAATTTCTTAAAGAAGGATTATTATATTCCGTATGTACAAGGAAGTTTAACAGCACCTAAGGCGTTTATTCCTGCATTACCAACGGACAATCCAAATCTTCCTGACAGTTATATAGAATTATTACGAGCATTACCAATTATACAAAGACGAAGACTATTAGAGGGTGATTGGAATTATATGGAGGATGATGATGCACTATTCAATTTTGATAGTATATCTAATTCTGTATTTCATATGGCTCCTAATCCAAACAATAGAAGGTTTATGACAATTGACGTTGCTCGTTTTGGTGCGGATAGATCTGTTGTTATGATATGGAATGGATTGGTATTGATAGAGTGTAAGATATTTCGTAAATTAGATACAACACAACTTGCTGCTGAGATTGAAGAACTGATTGAAATATATCAGGTTCATCGTAATAGTATTATTGTGGATAGTGATGGCGTAGGAGGCGGTGTGGCTGATATGATTAAAGGAACAAACTTTGTGAATAACTCCAAAGCATTATTTGCACAGAACTTTTCTAATTTGAAGAGTCAGTGTTACGTTAAGTTGAGTGAGTTGTTTAAGGAAGGTAAAATGTCTATAAACTTGATAGACAATACATTAGTAGATGAACTGACTCAGGAATTACTTGCAGTGAAACTGAAAGATATAGATAAGGATAATAGGGTTGGGATACAATCCAAAGATGAGATGAAGAAGATGTTAGGTAGGTCTCCCGATTTAGGTGACTGTGTGTGTATGAGAATGTGGTGGGAATTAAAGAATATAAAAAGTACTGGAAGGTACGCATTACAATTTACAAACTATGGTTAAATTTAATTTAAACGACAAGGAATTTCTTATTCCTGATTATACAACTATTGAAAATTATAGTAAGATCTTTAAGGTCAAAGAATTATTTACTGATGAGTATTTTAGTGCTAAACTAATTAATTTAGTAACGGGTGCATCATTAGATGAGTTATTAAAAAGTGATTATGAGAAGATAGATTTTATGGCGACACATATAATATCTTTAATACCAATAGAAAAAAATCTACCATTTATAGATAAATTTGAAATTGACGGAATTAAATACGGTTTCTTCCCAAATTGGAGGGATTTAACTTTTGCTGAGTTTATTGATATGGATACCATTTCAACTAAGAAACAAGAAGAATTATTAAATATGTTACATATTCTTGCAGCAATTATGTACAGACCAATTGAACATGAGATAAGTGAACATAACTTTTTGATTGAAGAATATGATATTAAGACTATGGTTGCACGTTCAGAGTTATTTAAAAAGAAAATGGATGTTAAAATCATCTTAGGTGCAATGGTTTTTTTTTTCAAGTTAGAAAAGAGATATTCTCTTTATTCCCGAGCATCTTTGATCCCGAAGATCAAATGGACTACGAAGATGAAAATAATATGGAAGATGAGGAAACTAATTTGGGCGGGAATTTTCAAAAGGCGTACGGTTGGTTTCTCGTCGTCAACAGAGTTGCTGGAAATGATTTTGCAAAACACGACCTTATCTACAAAAAAAACATAACAGAAGTACTGAATCAATTGTCATTTTTAATTGATTTTGATAAGGAACAAATAAGGTTACAAAAAGAAGCTCAAAGGGGATTTTAAAATTACACTTTGGGTTTTTTTATATTTATATTTAAGAATGACAAGTTATAAACAAATTTTAGCTGACTTTGCTTCAATAGCGTACCATCACGAACAGATCCGTTCTTATGGTTTTGGGGATATTAAACAGATCACCAATGACTTAGAAACAAAAACTGAACCTGAATATATACGTATGTATGTAGTACCAGGTGAAAGTGTGTTTAACCAAAACCATATCCACTATCATTTTTCTATGATTATAATGGATAAAGTGGAGGATGATCAGTCAAATCAAAAGGATGTAATGTCAGATTGTTTGGAAATATGTAAGGATATATGGACAACCATTATTCAGTCATATACCCAACAATCAGGTAATTTTAGTTGGTATATTGTACCTGACCAAGAACCTGAGGTAGTTCCTTTTACGGAAAGATTTGAAACAATATTGGGTGGTTGGACTATGAACATAGCAATTGCAATACCATTTGATTATAATTCTTGTACACCACCAGTTAAATTTGGATATGGTTTCCCTGAGGATCAAACATTTGAAAGTTATAGAGTAGTTATAGATGATTTTCAAACCTTTGCTGATTTACATGAACAAATACGTTCATTTGGATTTGGTGACTTTGAACAAATTACTAATGATATTATAACCAAAAAAGAACCTGAATATCCTCGTATGTATGTACTTCCTCACGATAGTCAATTTCATACAGGACATATACATATTAGTTGGAAGGTATTTTTCTTAGATAAGTTAGAAGATGATTTGGTGAATAGAGGTGACGTACTAAATGACATGCAAGAAATAGCAAAAGATTTATTTAGTAAGATGTATTTATCTGAGTATGAGGCGGATTGGGATGCAAAGAGTGAACCAATCCTTGAGGAGTTTGAAACGATATTGGGTGGGTGGGTAATGCATATTAGTATGACACAGAAATTTGATTATGACAGATGTGTATTACCAATAACAAGTTTTGCTGATGGTTTAACGTGGGAAGAGGCTATGGAATTATGGAAATTAGAAGCACAAAAATGGAATAATATAAAAAAAATAAATTAAAATAATAATGACTCCAACGCCAACAAATACAGGAACTCCAACTCCTACGCCAACAACAACTCCAACTCCTACACCTTCAATAACACCTTAACATTAAAATAATATAGATAAATGTCGCAATTAAATAATTTATACATTAGTAGTTCATACCAAGGTCTTTTAAAAATGACTGATTCTACTAATGGTTTAACAAATACATTACAAACTGTTCAATCAGGAAATGGTAGTAATTCACCATTACAAATGAGTTTAACTGAAGTTAATATTTCAGGTTCATTCTATTTGAATGGGGTAGAAATAACAGGTTCAACATCAGGAACAAGTGGAACATCAGGAAGTTCTGGCACTTCAGGATCAAGTGGAAGTGATGGTACGTCAGGTTCCAATGGATCAAGTGGTACGTCAGGAAGTAGTGGTAGTAACGGAAGTTCAGGTACATCAGGAAGTTCAGGTAGTAATGGTTCATATGGTACGTCAGGTTCATCAGGTAGTAACGGAAGTTCTGGCACAAGTGGAAGTTCAGGTACCTCAGGTTCAGATGGAAGTAGTGGCACTAGTGGCAGTGATGGTACAAGTGGTTCTAATGGTACTGATGGTAGTTCAGGAACAAGTGGATCGGATGGTAGTTCAGGTACTTCAGGATCAGACGGTACATCAGGTTCTAATGGAACAGACGGTAGTAGTGGAACTTCAGGTTCAGATGGTACAAGTGGAAGCAATGGTACTGATGGTTCATCAGGATCAAGTGGTGAAAGCGGATCGTCAGGTACATCAGGTTCAAGTGGTAGTTCAGGTACATCAGGTTCTAATGGAACTGATGGAACAAGTGGTGATAGTTTATTTGCACAGACAGGTTCATATTGGGCCACAACAAATGATTTACAAGTAACAGGTTCATTAATACAATCAGGAACATTCTTTGCGGATCAAATTGATGTTAGTACAGGTAATATAGTAGAAGGTACAGGTTCTTATGTAGCGACATTTAATAATAATGGTATATTA